GCGATCGACTATCAGCAGATCGCGATCAATTCAATTGTCAACGAATGGAGCAGCACGTTTGATTACATTCAGAGCTGTTTGATTGATTATGTCGGCGGATATTTGCGGACCCGGAAAGAAAGCGATGGGCTTTACCTCGACTATGTGAAAGAATACGGCGGAACTGCAAAGCAGGAGATCGAATTCGGCGTCAATCTGCTTGATCTGACCGAAGAGGTTTCTGCGGAAGAGCTTTTCACCGTATTGGTACCTCTCGGCGATGAAAACCTGACGATTGCGTCCGTCAACGACGGAAGCGACGAGCTGGTTGATGAAGAAGCCGTAGCTACCTATGGTCGAATCGTCCGCACCCATGTATTTGACAACGTGAACAAGCCGGAAACCCTGCTTGAAAACGGAAGACGATATCTGGCGAGCAATGTACATATCCCTACGACATTTACCATCACCGCTGTTGATATGCACGTCGTGAACCCCAATACACCGGAGATGCATATAGGCGACAAGGTGACCAACCGGAGTGCTCCACATGGACTGAACGACGCTTTTATGTGTACGAAGATTGAGTACGATCTTGAGGATGCATCTCAAACAGAGTACACATTCGGCAATCCAAAGCAGACCCTTACCCAGAGATACCGCAAAGATGCGAGGAAGCAGAGCGAGACTGCAACTCAGAATTCTGCCAGAGGAGGCGGCGGCGCGGGTAAGAAGGCTGAAGAGGATGCCGTTGAAGAGGCAAAGGAAGAGGTCTATCGCGAGTGGATCGACTACGATCCGAATAATCCGGATGCAAAAATGTCGCTGGGCGCGCTGAGCGTGCTGACCAATAAAGCGCTGAAAACCCTTCATACCGAAGTCGGTATCAACTTTGATGGATCAAACTTCGATAATGGCGGAGGCAACCTGAATCTGTATGCGATTCAGAAAACCATTGATGAAAACAAGGCAGACAATGACCAGAGATACGCTGCACTTGATTTGAAGGTTGACGAGAATCAGGCGTATGCCGCAACGATTGCAAAGTTTGCCTATGAAGTTGACGGCAAGGTTCAGGAGAACGTAGCGAAGATCGAAGCAACGGCGACGGCTCTCGGTTCACGAATTGATATTGTTGCGGACGAAGTCAACATCAATGCGAAGAACATCACCAACATCAACAGCGAGATCACGAAAGTGAAGAAACTGATTGCGGATGAAATCAATGCAGTTAAGGCAAATATCAATTATGCTATCGCTGAAGGTGTAAATACTTCGCATCTTGGCGCTGACGAAGCCAACATTACAAATCTTCACGTTCTTTCGACTGCATATATTCGAGGTCTTCATATCGGCGAAAAAGCTGTTTCTTCTACAACTATTCCCGTTGTCACAAGTTTTACGCAAGCGTCTGGTGAAACAGCACCGACGACGAATGTTACTATTCTTCATACGAGTATTAGTGCTGCTACAGCACATAAACCATTGCTTGGAGATGTGAAGACATTCGCGGCGGCTTAAGGCGCCTTATATCGGTGACGATATATAGCAAACCTGTTGAACTGCTGGAAGTCCCTAAAGCCTTATGAGCTACAACGTAAACATGAAAAACGGTTAGACGTGAACGCTTGAAAATCATAAGGATGGCTTATGCTAGATGCAATCTTCTAGGACAGAACCGCAAAAATGGGTAATCAGCAGCGAAGCTCCGAAAAGGAGAACGTTCAACGACTATCCCGGCGGGGAGTAGGCGAAAGCTGAAGCGGCAGGCATCTCGAAAGAGATGGTGATATAGTCTATGAAGAATGCTGCAAAACCCGCTTATTATAAGAGCGGTGTTCACGCGACAAGGGTACAGGGAGAAGAATACACATCGCCTCTTTATGAACCAGGAACTACGAAGAGCATTAAAAAACAAGGAAACTTGTTTATGGGATCTTTGTTTTACAGCGGCGGTAAGAAAGGTGTAACTAAGCAGGGTAGCAGATATAGCGGATCTCTTTATAGAAGCGGTTCCGGTATTACCGTAACACTTCAAGGTAGTAAATACACAAGAGATTTGTATACTAAATCTGGCGATACCTATAGTAAGCTATCCACCACTCTTTATCGAGGAGGATCAAGCGTAAGTTATACACTTCAAGGTAGTAAATATGACGGATCGCTTTATTATGGAGGTTCGTATGAAGAGTTCTATCTTCGCGGAGATGAGTATACGGCACCGTTGTATGAACCGGGCTCCACTTTTGAGTATAAGGAACAGGGTAATTTACTCATGACAGCTCTTTATTATGAAGGAACATCGTATTCCGGTGGGCTTTATCATGATGTTGAGTTGGCTACTTTTCTGACGCGCGATGTAACTGCGCTAACAGTATAAAAGAGAAAAAGGAGGTGCGTCAAAATGGATATGAGAACACTGAAAGCTCAGCTGTATGCTGCGGCAAACGAATTCGATAACATTCCCGTTATCGGAAAGACCGCCCGTGTTAAGCTTACAGCTGCTGTCGATTATCTGATGAGCGTGACAAATAGCATTGTCATTGAGCCGCCTCAGGAGATGAATCCTTCGGACGCAGAAAAGGACGTGGTAAGCGATGAGCACGATTTCGCAGAACCTTGAACGGATTCGCACAGCAGTCTATGGCGTTGAAGTTCGAGATGCGATTCACGACAGTATCGAGCAGTGCTATAGTGACGTAACCAACGCGAAGACGCTTGCTGATGAATCGCTTGCCAATTCGAATACAGCACTTGCAAACGCTAATGCTGCTGCCGAAAATGCAAATACCAGAGCGACAGCTGCGCAGGAAGCGGCCAATCGTGCCGACGACAAAGCTGGCGAAGCCGATATGGCAACGAAGAACGCCGATACGGCGGCCAAGAGCGCGAACGATGCAGCACTGAATGCGATGGCGGCGATTCAGAATGCTCAGCTTGCGACTGACAACGCCAATGACGCAGCGGATGCAGCGAATACGGCTAAGAGCGCCACCGAAATGGCTACGGCAGACGCCAACAATGCCACGAAAAACGCTAACGAAGCTACTGCGAATGCAAATTCCGCAAGGGATTCCGCAAACAACGCAGCTGCGAATGCCAATGTTGCCGTTACAAACGCGAATACGGCAATTACCAATGCAAACGCTGCTGCTGCGAATGCGAATGAAAAGGCAACGCTTGCTGAAAACGCAGCATCGAACGCGAATGACAAAGCGACCACGGCGAATAACGCCGCTAACGTCGCAAACACCGCTGCCGACAGAGCGAATACCGCCAGAGATTCGGCTAACAATGCAGCCAATGTGGCCAACACTGCTGCTGAGAATGCCAACGACGCTGCATCCGCAGCTAATACAGCTGCTGCCAATGCAAACACGGCTCGCGATGCTGCCAATGCTGCCGCATCAAAGGCGGATACTGCTGCATATGATGCCGGACTGGTTGCAGACGACTGTAAGACGGCAACGTATAACGCGACGTCTTCGGCATCGAGCGCAAATACCGCTGCGGGCAGAGCGAACACGGCTGCTGCTTCTGTTGAAGGGATGACCGTTACTTCGGAAAGCGTTGGTCCGGACGATCTGGCTGAGGCCGTGATTACGGATGTTAATGGTCACAAGAACGTTCACTTCCGACTGAAGCAGGGTAAGACTGGTTCGCCCTACATTATCAAGGGCAATGCATTCACTTCCCTCAGCGAATTGGAAGCAACGATCACGTCTCCTGAGATCGGCGATCAGTACAATGTCGGCACAAGTGCGCCGTACAACGTGTATCGCTGGACTGGTACGAGATGGGAAGACCAGGGCTCGATCGGTATCAATATTGTTCCCATCACGATGGACGAAATCAAAGCGATTTGCGTATAAGGATGGTGAAACAATATGGCAAGTTATCTTGATAAGGACGGACTGTCCGGTTTCTGGAAGGAGATCATCAAGCCGTGGCTCAACAAATTCGTCGAAAAGATTGAAGGCAAAAGTCTGAGCACGAATGATTTCACCGACGAGTATGTCGATGATATCGATACTCTGAAATCTAATGTGTCTGCCCTTCAGACGACGAAGGTGGACAAGATTTCGGGCAAGGGTCTGAGTACGAATGACTTTACTACCGCTTATAAGGATCAGGTGGACGCCAATAAGGCGGCGATTACTGGTCTGACTGATAGTAAGGTGGATAAGGTTACCGGCAAGGGGCTGAGCACAAACGACTTTACCACCGCTTATAAGGATCAGGTGGACTCCAACAAGTCGGCGATTACCGGTCTGACGGAAGATAAGGTGGACAAGGTTGAAGGCAAAGGTTTGAGCAGCAACGACTTTACCACTGAGTACAAGAATCAGGTGGACACCAACAAGTCCAACATCTCTACGCTCCAGAGCGGCAAGGTGGATAAGGAAAATGGCAAGGGTCTGAGTACGAATGACTTTACGGACGAGCACGTTTCGCGACTCGAAGCGCTTGAGAACGTGGAAGGTCCCAGCGTTCATGCTCATCGTACAACTTTCCGCGGAAAATATCTTGGCACTTCTTTAACCGATGCTCAGAAGACCGCCATTCAGAATGGAACATTTGACGACATTTTCCTTGGTGACTACTGGACGATCGATGGCGTTAATTATCGTGTTGCCGACTTCGATTACTTCTATCGCTGTGGTGACGAAGATTTCACAAGTCATCATCTTGTCGTCGTGCCGGATAAATGTCTGTACACCGCTCAGATGAACAGTTCGAACGTTACTACCGGAGGCTATATCGGTTCCGCTATGTATACGTCGAATCTGGCAACAGCCAAGTCGAAAATCACGGCTGCTTTCGGCAGCGCAGTGCTGACGCATAAGGATTATCTGACGAACGCTGTTTCTAACGGTTATCCGTCCGCTGGCGCGTGGGTGGCATCTACGGTTGAGCTGATGAATGAAGTGATGGTGTACGGATCGGCTTTCTTTACGCCGAGAGGAAACGGATCTACCATTCCGAATCTGTATACCACGGGTAAGATGCAGTTTGCGCTGTTCCAGGCAGTTCCGAATTTCATCAATATCAGAGAAACGTACTGGCTGCGTGACGTTGTGTCCTCGGCGTTCTTCGCTCGTTGCGCCTACGATGGCCTTGCGAACTACTACGGCGCTTCTAACTCTTGTGGCGTTCGCCCGTACTTCTGCATTGGTTAACCAAAATCCCGGGGGCCTTGTGCCCCCTTTATCATTTTTAGAATAGGAGGAAAACCGATATGAATGATATTTACCGTATTGTCCTTGCGGATGGCACAGAAATCAACGATCTTCGCCTGAATGGCAACAATTTTGTCAGCGACGATCCGATTGATTCAGCCATTTTTGAGGGCAATCTTTCGCCGGTTACGATCTATCATGGTCTTGTTCCGGAAGTTCATGAGCATATGGAGCTTGTACAGGTCACCCAGATGCATCGTGAATATTGGTTCGTCCTTCGCGATATTACGCCCGAGGAGCTTGCTGCCATGCAGGTTCGCGCGGATATCGACTTCCTTGCGATGATGACCGACGTCGAGCTGTAAGGGAGGGAAACGTCATGAGTCCGAAGTATGAGATGGTCAAGAGTTACTATGACCGTAAGCTGTGGAACAAGAGCCGTGTGAAGGCCGCTGTGGTTAAGGGCTGGATCACGGAGGAGGAATATGAAATGATTACCGGCGAGGCGTACAGCGCGTGAGCGTACTGGCAGCTAAACGCAGAGAAAGCCGGTTTGAAGCCATTGCATATTCTTGCGAGCTTCACGATATGCTGATTGAATTCATGCATAGAGGTTTCGGCGTCAAGGATGTGGATCAAGTCGTTCGGCTGAAGTATGCCAGAGGGCATATCGACAACGAGGACTTTGGATATTTCCGATTTCTGATGCATAACAGCAAAATGCGGATCGATCAGCTATGCGCGCAGCTCACCAGCAATGTCCGTGCGGCCAATTCCATTTACGCGACGTCCATATCCGAATATGAAAAGAGGCGCGAGTATCAGAATACTGCAATCATCAATTGTGAGCAGATGATTAAAGAGCTTCAGCATATTGTGGACGTATTCGAAGTGGACATCAACAAGTATGGCCGCTATATCCAAGCAATCGATCGAGAAATCGATTTGATTAAACGTTGGCGTCGTCGGGATAATAAAATCAAGGCATATTTACAGGGCAGTACCTGATGCACGTTGTGTCCTCGACGAACTTCGCTAATTGCAACAACAATGGCAATACGAACAACAACAACGCTTCTAACTCTAATGGCGTTCGCCCGGATTCTTCGCTTAACCAACGAAGAAGGAGGTGCTGTCCGTTCCTTGTTCCACAAGGATAAATGACAAAGCCCAATGCGATTTACTACGGTAAGTATCGCTTACGCGGTGAATAAAGTTATGTCTTATGAAGAGATTGTCTGTGACGCCAACAACCTATATTCGGCTTATCTGGCCTCGATCAAAAGCAGCAAATGGAAAGAGCGCAATCAGAAATTTGCGATGAACTATCTCAGACATATCTTTGAGATTCAGAGCGATCTTCAGAATCGCACACTGAGCAATTCTCCTGCGCAAGAATTCACACTGCACGAAAGAGGCCGGATAAGACCGATTACAAGCATCCCCATCAAAGACCGCATCGTTCGTCATGTGCTATGCGACGAAATCCTGATGCCGGTCAT